CCGCCCACGTACAGCACGGTGACGCTTTTGACTTCCGCATCCGCGATAGTCACGTAAACGCCATTGGTAGCCAAAATTCCGTCATCGGGAATAATGAGATCGTAGGCTCCAGCCGCTGCCGGGGTCTTAATGTCAAGAATGGTGGTGCCGCTGGCCCCGCCGGTCTTGAGGGTGAATCCAGAGGCGGTCCCAGAATTGGTGAAATACACGCCTTGAACACGCGTACGGCCATTTACCGCATCGCCAGTGGCGACCACGGTTTTGGCTTTGACGTCACTTGCAAAACTCATAGCCCTGCTTCCTCTCTTGGGATGGGGTCGGGAAGCCCCAGATCAGAGAATGTTGGTGTCTCCGGTTCTGGGGCATCCAACCTTTGGATCAGAGACTGCATCGTGTCGATCGAAGCCTGGCAAGCAATTGCAACCTCGTGAGCGTGATTGCGTTGCTCTTCCATCTTAGCGATTTCGGCGAGCAGAAACTCCTTGGTGATGTCCATTAAAGCGTGTCAGACACCATCAAGTAGTACTGAGTACCCGAGGCGTTCTTGATCGGAATGACGTGGCTAACCGCCGCCGCCGTCTTGACGCCAACCATCGCGTTCGGAAGCACAGCAAAGGTCGCGATCGTGCCAGTACCGCTGTTGGTGCAGCGGATGTACGAAGCGTTCGTCCAAGTGCCGCCCGAGGCGAAGTCACTGTCGAGTTGGAGCGCGGCCAACGTGCCGCCGGGGTTCGTCGAAGAACCGCCGATCGTCACACGCAGCGCGTTACCCGCGCCCGAGACCGTGCCCGAACCGTTGATCGAAAGGGAAATGTGGCCACCGTTGACGGTGCCGCCAGTGGCAGCGTTAGCAGCCGTGACGCGGGTCAGCCAACGGCCAGTCTCGCCCGAGCCGGTGCTGGCAACGGTGAGGCGACTGTAGCTAAGGCGGACGTCGCCGGTCGTAGCGGTGGAGGTGACGTAAGAGCTGGAGACGTTGCCGGCGGTGGTGACCACCACGGGCGAAGTGTCGGTACCAGTGACAAAACCGTTCAGGGATTGAACCGGACCCGAAAAGGTTGAAAGACTCATTGAATTGTCCTCACATGCGAGTTCGGTGCGGCTGTCTGCATGTCGTCAGCCGGGGAGGCTGTCAGACGCACCGGGTTATCCCCGGAAATTTGACTATACGTGAATAACGTGCATAGAGAAAGGGGGCCTTGCGGCCCCCTCTCGTCTGCTTTTTAGGCAGCGCCAGGCGATCCGAAGATGCCACGCGGGTCGCTGAAGCCGAAGCTATAGCGCTCGCGAGCCTTGTACCGCACGTTGCCGGTGTCGAAGTCGCCCTCGAAACCAGTCTTGATGGCAACACGCTGGAACATCTTCATGCCGTTAGGAGCGTCGGTCTTGATGAACCAAGCGTCCGGGTCGGTCAAGAAGTGGTTCACGGTGTAGCCCTGCGGCACCATGCCCATGTTCTTCACGGCGTTGATGTCGTTATCCGCAGTGCCAACGCGCAGCGTCGACTTGAGGATACGGTCAGCCGTAAACATGAGTTCCTTCGGGATGATGAGCTTCAAGCCCTGAACAGCGATCTTCAGGCCGCGCTCGTCGATGAACGCAGCGATGTCGATCAAAGCCTGCTCAAGCGAGGTCTCGCTCAGGTCAGCAGCCGTGGTGAGCTCGTTCTTCAGGTCCGGACCCGAGAGGGTCGGGTGATCGAGCGCACACAGCGGCTTTCCGTCGCCGCCGATCGAGGTGTCGAACGCGCCGTTGAGCACGCTGGCAGCCTTGATCTGCTTCGTCTGAGCCATCGAACGAGCGAGCGCCTTGGTGTAACGCGCCGAGAGCTTGTCGTAGAGGTTGTCCTCAACGGCTTCCTCGGTGAGCGAAAACGCCAGAGCGACGGTCTCGTGGGTGTAGCGCGAGGTGTAGACTTCCTGCGCCTGGTCGTATGCAACGCCAGCGCCTTCCGTCTTCACCGGAGCTTCACCGAAGCCCGACTCCATGACCTCTTCTTCGAACGCACGATCCGAGGTCTCCACCGAGTAGATCTCGGCGTGCTCGTTCTCGTAGTTCTTGTACTCAAGGCCGAACAGGGCGTTCAAGCCCGGCTCGAGTTCCTTGACTAATTGTGCACGTGAAATAGCCATGTCTTTATGCCCCTATAAATCAGGTTACGGCCTTAACGCCAGCGCTGCCGTACAGGTGCTCGTTGATTTTCACAACGACCACGGCAAAGTCCCCAAGCGCGTTGCCCGGAACATTCCAGAGGCCAACGATCTTAAGGTTGAGTGCCGCCGTATCAGCGATGGTGGACGAATCCAATTCCATCGTCGACACGCCCGTGGTGGTGCTGCCGCCCGTTCCAACGACGTCAGCGTTCTTGCCGATGTCGGCCTGAACGATGTCTTCGTCCGCTTGGATCAAGAACAACTGGCTCGGATCGTCGATCACGTCAGCAATGATCTTGCCGGAGGTGATGTTGACGCTGCCAGGATAGTAGTTCTTCCAAGTCGGCTTGCCGGTCGTCGGATCGACATAGAAGCAGCCGTTGAACACACCCAGCGCCGCAGCATGCGTAGCCGGAGCGAACTTAACGACATAACCGTTAACGATCGTCACCAGGTCGCCCTGGAAAATCGCACCTGATTGATTGTCCGCAATCTCGTAACCGTACTGCTTCTGGGCTCCAGTCGCAGACAGATTGCCGAGAGGACGGAAACCAAAGGCTTTATCTACGTTTGCCATTTGATTAATCCTCTGAAAAAGTTATTCACTGGTTCCTTTGGAACCGCCGAATGAAACACGGGATCTGCGATTCGGTCGCTCAATGACCATGCTCGAATGAGCATTGCTTTTCATGAGCTCGTTATCAGCAGCCTGCATTTGGTCGCTCGCCTTGCCTCGGTAATGCGTATTGCGCTCTTCGACCGTTTCCTCGGGAATACGAGCAAGAAGAAGGCCTCCCACGCTGATCACGCCAGCATGTCGACCATCGTCCGACGTTGGAACCGGGAAGTCAGGGTACTCGTCCGCACGAACCAGTTCGTACCCCTCACGGAGACGACCTGCGATGTTCGTACGATCTTCTACCCCACCTGCCGAAGCTCGGATCCAGCGGTGCTTGTAACCTACAGGGGCCGGAGGCGCATCCAAGCGAGAAGGCGGAGCCCATGGCTTACGTCGCGCAGACTTTCCACGAGCATCAGCTTCTCGGGAAGTGCGATTAAGGGTTTTAACGTCGCTCATGTTTCCTTACTCCTTCACGTACTTGGCGTATTCCTCAAGGGGAACGCCCAGCTTTTTAGCAATTGCCACTTGACTAGGGGTCAACTTGACAGTGCGGCGTGCAGCATTGTTTACCCCGGTTGAACGGGAGGCGGGTGCTACGGTCTGCACGGATCTCGTAGCCCTCTGCGTACCAGCATTGTTTTCCGCAAACTTATGCGGAAACGACTCTCTGATACGTTTGTCAAGTTCATCATAGTACTCGTCCGAGCTCGGGTCAAATCCCTCAACTTGGATTAACTGACGATGAATTCCCCAAGCGGCGTGGGTCATGACGTTATCTCGCCCATACCACTTGTTTCTCTCAGCCCATTCCTCGACGCGAGGATCGACCTGACGCGGCTGTTGCTGGACAGGCTGTTGAGCCGGCTGCTGGGCCGCCGCTTGTTGCTGCGCGGCCCACGCTGCTCGCTGCTGGTTGGCCTGATCGATCTGGTTCTGCTCGTACGTCAGAGACGCCAGGCGCTGCTGGGCCTCAGTCTCCGTATCCACGTCGCCCTCTTCACGAGCCTTGCGGATAATCTGCTTGAGCGCCACGACCTGCGTCTCAACGCGGCCCTTGGCCTCCGTCAAACGCTCTTCGTCACTCCTGAGATACTGCTGCTCAAGCTGCTGCGCACGAGATTGCACCTGCTTGGCATATTCCAAGGCCGCCTGCTCACGGCGCTGCGTCTCGCGCAGGCGCGCGGTCAGCTTGTCGATACGCTTCTTGACGTTATCGCTGTACTGGTCAAGCTCTTTCTCAGGGGCGGCAGACTCGGCTTTGGTCGGCTCAGACGTTTCTGGAACGACCTTCGCCTCGCCTGTCTCAGCCACCTCCACGGTGGCAGGAACTTCGTCCTCGCCAACGTTAAATTCTAGCTGTTCATTCATACGATCTCTCCGTTACCACATGTGAAGGACGTCTTCGGGATCGGCAACCTTGCCGAGCACCTCGTCGTCGTTGATCAGGCGAATCTCGCCACCGTCGATAGGAATACGCGCGCCGGCGTAACGGCCAAAGATGATCCAATCACCGACCGCGCACCACGGGCCGGTGGGAAACTTTGACTCGTCGTTGTAAGCGAGCGGACCTACCTTCAGGACGTAGCCGCACACCGTGCTGACCTGCTGCTTGCGCTGAGTTTCCTCGGCAAGCGCAATACCGCCCTTCGTCTTATCCGCACCACGGTACGGGAGAATGGCGATACGCCAACCGGTCGGCGTTGGAATGCGGTCCAACACGGACTCGTCCAAGTTCTCCGGCTTCAGGCCTTCGCTGGTGTACGCATCTTCCAGAGTCGGAACTCTGGCGGCTTCCTCTTCCTGCCACTTCTTTTCTAAAGCGGTCAGCTCTTTGACTTTCGTGCTCATAAGTCTCCTGTCAGGTTAAAACCGGTCATCTGAGTGCTTCTTCAGCAAATCCCGCACGGAATCCTCGACCAGCTTTAACCCTTCGAGACGACCCATCATGAAGCGATAACGCTCCATGTCGGCAATGCTGCCGTTAAGGACGATGCTCTCAGAGCTCTCACGGAGCTTTCTGATTTCTTTCAGTACTGCTTCTGCAAATTCAAGCATGGTGGGGTTCCATGAAAAGCAAGGGGTTTTGCGCACCCCCTGAAGCGCTTCAACTTAATAAATCTTGACTGGGCGATTGCCGTCCTTCTTCTTCACGACCTTGGCAGGGCCCATCACGCCGCCCTTGCCCATGTTGCGTGACTTGCCGGCCTTCGAATACGCAATGGCTGCCGCCTGCTTGGTGGCCTGCTTCACGCTGCTAGGCTTGCTGGTGCCGATCTTGCCCTTCTTTTTGAAGGAGCTAACCATCTCACCGATATTGGAGCTAATCGTCTTTTGGCTTGAGCCACGTTTGAGCGGCATATCAACCTCCTTGCCGTGCTGCCTGCAATTGCAGGCGTTCTCGATCGATCTGCGTTGACTGTTGCAGCTTCTGCTGCTCGAGTTGCAACTTCTGTTCGTTGAGTCGGATCTTCGCCTGATCGGCAGCAGCGCGCTGCTCGATCTCCTTTTCCTTGAGCGCGACCAACGGGTCTTCGCCACCGCCTGCGGTGCCAGCAATCTGGTCCTGCAAGGAGCGAACTTCCTGCATGTACTGCGCGACCTTGATTGCGACCATGCCTTCCTTCTGAATGGCCGACACCATGCGATCCGGATCCGTTCCGTACATCTTGAATAGATCGGCCTCGACATCTTCCTCGGCCTTCAAGCGCACGTGCTCGAGAATGTGCTGCTGAAGCACCATCGCGGCCATCGGATTGCTTTGAAGGATCGGCGAGAGGCCCATCATCAAGTGCGTGGCGATGTGCGCATCGTGCTGCTGGCCGGCAAAGGCCTTGAGCTGCATGCCGTTCAACACCGAAGCGTTCTCGGTGGCAGGATCACGCGGCATCTGCGTGTGCTGCGGCAACAAGATGCCATCAATGTCACGCACGTTGAGCGCCGCGTACACGCGGTAGTACGCCTCGTACATGTTGTGCATCTGCGGCGCGCCTTGGGCGAGCTGCAATTGCATCTGTGCGAGCTGGATACGCTGCGCGGTGCTAAAGATGTTGGGATCGGCAACCGGAAGCACCGACACCATCTTGTTGAAGTCAGCGCGCTTGATCTTACGGCTCGCACCCGGCACTTCGTACGGGTACTCATCCGGCAGATACTCGGCAAAACCTTCGAACAACAGCCGGAACTCCATCGACTGCGCGTAGTGCAGTCGCTTGTGGATCGCCGACATGACCATCGAGCCACGCTCGAGAAGAGCCAGCGTCGTTCCGACCTGCGCGTACTGATTGCCGTCACCAACCTGCATGTCCGCAGTGCTGGAGAGGCGCTTACCGGCATCCACCAAGAATCCAAGCAGCGCGAACAACACCTGACTTGGCTCTTTGTACGGCAACGGCAAGAGTGACGACGAAAGTTCCGCGCCACCGGCGTCAATGTCACGCCATTCGCCCGGCTGGATGGGATCAGAATCGTCCGCGATTCGCGCGCCACGGGCTTTGAAGCCAGCAGGCAGGTTTGCGAGCGTGCCGGCGTCAATTAATTGACGAAGTGCGGTCGTTGCAGACTTCGAAAGGCTGCCGACCAAGTGCACAAAACCCAAACCGTACGCGCCAGGGCCTTCCACGAGCACGTAGTGCACGTAATAGTTGCGACGACGCTGGAGCGGATCGTCTTCCTTCCAGTTTCGGCGCACACCAACAACACGAAGCGTGTCATCGGCCAGCGTAACGACGTACGGGAGCTTAATTTTAGTCGGATTGCCACTCTCGTCCAGGTCTTCAAAGCCCGGAATGTCCAAATCGACCAGCATTTCCAGCAAAAACACTTCGCCAGCGCTATCTGTCGGCTGAACACCGACCACTTTGTCAATCGCAGCCTGAATTTGGCTCGGATCAACAGGCGTCGGCTCCAAATCCACCGGCACATCAAGGTATTCGCCAGCCAAAACACGCTTGCGGAACTCGTTGGAGTCCATCGCAATGCGATGGGTAAGACGCGGACACTGCGAAATGACACTCGACCCGTTGTACGGGATGTAAATGTCGTCGGCCAAGCACAGTTTGGACACCATTCGGCCCAACTGAGCGTCGTAATAGACCTTCTTGAACGTCGAACCACCGTATCCGGTGTAGTACAGGAGCTGATCGAACTCCGGTGTGTACTCTTCCATCACCGTGGTGATCTGGTAGTTCATGAAATCCTGC